CGAATGGAACAGCAACCGCTGGTACATCAAATGGACAAGCTCACTCTGATGGAACTTTAGTTCAAAATGCAACATTGTTTACGGGATTCGGTAGTGCGGTGCAGGCATCTACTGTAACTCTTGAGCCAGGACTTTGGTCGTTAAGTAATTTTGGTGAAGTGTTGGTTGCAACAATTGCAAATGGTAAAACATTTACATGGAATGCAGGAGCTGCTAATCCAACAGGCAATAGAGCAGCAACAAATACATCAGGATTTGAAACAACAAATAATCCAACTGCAACTAGAGTTACTTTAATATCACCAACGACACGTCACTTAATTCATTTTGGAACAGAAACAACAATTGGCACACCTACTACACAAGATGATATGTTTATAAGATTTTCTGTTGATGAAGATATAAATAATTATACACCTGAAGCTACTAACACAGCGGGCACACAAAGATTACAGGACGGCACAAAAATCATGGGTGCTTTAGTTGCAAAAGAAAATATTCTAGTATGGACTGATAATGCATTGTATGCCATGAAATTTGTAGGTGCACCATTTACATTTGGATTTGAACAAGTAGGTACAAACTGTGGACTCATTGGTAAAAATTCAGCAATTGAAATCGATGGTGTTGCATATTGGATGGGTAATAATGGATTTTTTTCTTTTGATGGTACAGTTAATACACTACCTTGTTCCGTTGAAGACTATGTTTATGATGATATTGATACTACAAAAGGACAACAAGTTTGTGCAGGTATAAATAATTTGTTTACAGAAGTTATTTGGTGGTACCCAACATCTAACTCTACATTTAATGATAGATATGTAGTTTATAATTATGGCCAAGACAATGCTAATCTACCCATGGGTAATTGGTATACAGGCACAAATACAAATTCAATTAGAACAACTTGGATTGATTCATTAGTATATCCAAAACCATACGCAACAGCTTTTAATAATTCTAACACAGGAACGTTTCCTGTTATTCAAGGTGAAACTGGTTTAGGTCAAACAGTTTTATTTGAGCACGAAGTAGGAACTGATCAAATCAATCCTGATGGTAGCACAACAGCCTTAACTTCTTTTGTTGAGTCGTTTAGTTTTTCTTTACAAAAAGATCAAAGTGAAGTGTTTTTAGCTATGCGTAGATTTTTACCTAACTTTAAAGTATTAACTGGTAACAATCAAGTAACCATATCTGTAAAAGATTTTCCTGCGGATCCAAGTGCTGCAACCACATTAAGTCCTTTTACAATTACATCTAGCACAACTAAAGTAGACACACGTGCAAGAGGACGTTATGCAAATATTAAAATAGAAAACACAGGGTCTGGTGAATCGTGGAGATTTGGTACGTTTCAAGTAGACCTGCAACCAGATGGAAGGAGAGGATAATGGCAAAAATAGTAGTAAGATTACCAGAACCTAAAAGAGAATACAGCGAAGATAACCAAAGACAAATTAATAGAGCTCTTTCTATATTAATAGAACAATTAAACTCTACATATTTAACACAACAAAAAGAAGATCAAGAACGATTTACTTGGTTAGGATTAGGTTAATGGCAAATATATATAAGAACGAAAAAACAAGTTTAACAACTACAGCGCTCACTACTTTATATACAGTGCCATCTAATTCTAGAGCTATTGTAAAATCTTTATTGGTAGCAGAAGACGCTGGTAGCACAGCAGTTGTTAAAGTAACTTTAGTAGATGCAGCTGCAGCTGTTTTTGTGATAGATAATGATGTTAATTTAACTGCTAATCAAAAAGAACAAGTATTGAGTGAACCTTTAATTATGAAAGAAAGTGAGATATTGAAAGTACAAACAAGTAGTGGTGCGGTAGATGTTGTTGCATCCATACTAGAAATTAACAGGGAGGATAGATAATGCCATTTGTAGAACAAGAAGAACACTATGAAGATCACGTAATAGACGGTAAAGCAGTTAAGGTTTATAAACCACGTGTAGAAGTGACTATAAAACACTTAAAAACAGGTAGAGAATATCTATCAGATGCAGAGGCTAAAGAAGACGTAGATAGCCCTGTTACTGATACTACACAAGATGATATATCTAGAAGTGTAAATATCGTAGTGGGACCAGGTGCTTTGGGTGGTAAAACTAATATATAGGATCGTTGACGAATGTGGAAAAACCTAGTAAATTGTTATACACTCGCCTTTTTACAAGCTTTGCGAACTTGCTATCATTGTACAATATAAAGAGAAACTATGGGATTATTTAAGAAAATTTTCAAACCAGTATCAAGGGTATTAGATAAAATCATACCTAATGAAATCAAACCAGCATTACCTTTTGCTGCAGCATTTGCACCTTACTTATTACCAACAGGTATAATGGGAGCAGGTATGGCTCAAAGAGCTTTGATGGGTGGTGGTTTAAATATTTTAGGACAACTCTCTCAAGAAGGTAACGAAGGTGATATTAATTTATTATCAGCGGGACTCGGAGCGTTGACCGGTGCAATGACTGCGCCAGGTGGAACCGCTGCAGATTTTTCAGCAGCTGGTCCAATGGAAGGTCCTGCTTTAACTAAAACTCCAGGCTTCAGAGATTATATGGCAAGTGGTATAGAAAAATTTGGAGCAGAAAGTGCCGGTGGACAAATCTTTACCGGTTTAGATAAAGCTTCTAAATTTATGCAGGCGCCAGGTTTAACAAAATTCACAGCACCAGTTGCACAAGGTGTTGGTGACTTAATGTTTGCACAAGCTAAAAGAGATCAAGATGAGTATGATCGAATGATGGAAGAAGAATCAGAAGCAGATGCAGCATCAGATGCACAAAGAGCATTTGCAATTAGAAGAGCTATGGAAGCACAAGGTGCGACAGAAGAAGAAATTGAAGATGCAATATATGCAGCAGGATACAAAACAGGTGGTAGAGTAGGATTTAAATTTGGTGGTATAGATGAAGCAATTGATAAAGTAGAAGATGAATCTATTAAAGAATCAGTTAAAATGATGGCGGATATGCCCGATATGGACCTTATGGATCTTATAGAAGAATTTGAAATTATATTTAAAAGAAAACCAATGAGTATAGATGAGTTAAAACAATTCTACAGAGAAACTTATGAAATGGAAAGTCCAGTTAAATTACAAGAAAAAATTAAAGAAAAAGTCACAGTAGAAGCTAAAGATGGTGGACTAATGGATCTTGGTGGTAAAGAAATGGATTTAAGAAAAGGTGGATTTGTACCAATTGGTAAAAAAGAAAGAGCAGACGATGTGCCTGCAAGACTTTCTAAAAACGAATTTGTAATGACTGCTGATGCAGTTAGAGCAGCGGGTGGTGGCAGTGTTAATGAAGGTGCTAAAAGAATGTATAAAGTAATGAACGATTTGGAGGCAAGAGCATAATGTCAGAAACAGTAACGATAACAAAACCAGCACCGATACTAGAAGGTTCGCTTACAGCCTTTTTAAGTCAAATAGATAAATTAAGTGGTGGTGCACTTGACCCTAGATTAGACCCAAGTAAATTTACAACGGTCACAGATCCGGACACAGGAAAGCAAACACAAATATTTAGAGGTATTGATACATCTAAATATGATCCTAAAGTAGCAGATCAAGTCAAATTACAAACAGATGCTGCAGCAGCTGCAGCACAATTAGGAACTTTAGTTGGACCGGATGCATACAAAGATTTTATGTCTCCGTATCAACAAGAAGTTATTGATACTACACTTGCAGAGTTTGACAGACAACAAGCAATACAGCAAACAGGTTTAAGAGATGCGGCTATACAATCTGGAGCTTTTGGTGGTGCAAGAGAAGGTGTTATGGCAGCAGAGGCAGCAAGAGGAGCTGCAACTAACAGAGCAAATTTACAAGCACAATTATTAGCACAAGGATTTCAACAAGCACAACAAGCAGCGGCTGCAGATCTTGCAGCGAGACAAGGACTTGGTGGTTATCAATCTCAATTAGGTCAACAGCAACAAGCTGTAGAACAAGCAAGACTAGATGCAGCACAAATTGCAGCAAGAGAAGCAGAGTTCCAACCATTCACACAATTAGGTTTAGTTGGTCAACAACTTGCACAGATTCAACCAGGCGCGTTCCCTACACAAACTGTAGGTTATGCACCACCAGCAGCACCAGCTAGTCCTATGTCACAATTCTTAGGTGGCGCGGCAGGTATTGGTGGTATCGCTGGTAAATTAGGATTATTTGGATAATGAGTAAAATTTTAAGACGACCTATGTTTAGAGGTGGCCCAGTCGATAGTCGCGGAACGGGGATTACATCTGGATTAATGGATAAACCTAAAAGAGGTTTAGTGGATGAACCAGGAGGATACGCTGGTGAAGTTCGTACTGGTGGTGATCTTTTAAAAAATGTAAATACTAGATTTGATCCTTTTTATCAAAATATGAATATGGATCAGTTAAGAGCATTTCAATCATTAGGTATGGGTAATCCATTTAGATCTACAAAAGATATGCCTGGTAGATTTAAAAATGCTTTTACTTTTCAAGAACCTGCTAGAGGGGATAGTCTTGTAGATAAAATAATATCCTCTGCTCCTATAGTTCAAGAACAGGAAAAATTCGAAGAAGATGTAGATAAAAACAGACAAATATTAGATAACAAACAATTCTTTTCAGGAGATGTAGATGAAGTTATTAAACAAAGCACTCCGGTTAATATGGAAAAAGGTGTGCCGGGTGGTGGAGATAAAAACATGTTTGCAAATGTACAAGGTAATGATGAACAAGTTACAGACATTGATGCTAAACAATTAATGAAAGAAAACGCAGAATTGTTTAAAGAATTATTAGGTGAGGGGAATAAGAAAAAATTAAAAGATGCAAGGATACAAGATGTATCAGATTACTTGTTAAAATTCTTTGAAGGTTCACAAAGAGAAGGTGCAACTGTTGGATCATCAGGAGCTGAAGTAGCAGCGTTTGCAACTGCAAGACCAAGTAAAACTGAACAAGCTAAAGAAGCTATTGAAAAACAAGATCAAACAGCAATGGCTTTAGCAATTAATGACTATATTGCAGGTAAGAGATCTAAAGAACAACTAGATATGTTAAGCAAAAAACTAGATATTAATTTAAAAAATAAATTAGATGCAATTGATTATACAGCAGCAGTAGCATCACAAACTGAAAAAGGAAAAAGTTTAAATAAATTAATTAGTGCCTCTGATGAACAAACAACATTTAAAAAAATAGAAGAAGGCACTAAAGATTATGCAGACAACAGAGGTTTAAATATTCCACGAATTATCACATCAGAAGAAATTAAAGGTGATGATACGACTCCATTGGTAACGGATACTACAGAATTATTAGTAGAAGAAAACAAAAATCAAATATTCATAGATAAATCAACTAAAGAAGTTTTTCAAGTTGTAGAGGACCCTGATAATCCTGGGAAATTTTTAAAGAAAAGATTATACTAGAGGGAGGACCTGATGGTTTATATTCCTGACGAAAGAGTTAAAAAAGATTTAGAGACTCAACCTAATTGGGCTTTGTCTATGGCAGCAGCCATACCTTCAGGTATTATAAGAACATTTGAAGGAGCTGCAACATTTGGTGCAGCATTATTAGATCTAGGTGTAGACAAAGATAGGGTCGAAGCGGTTGAAGCATACTTTGATAAGATTAATCCGTTCGATGAAGTAGCTGCCTCAACAGGTATTGGTAAAATTACAGAACTTATAGTTAACATTGGTGTGCCTGGTGGTCTTGCATTTAAAGCAGCTAGTGGTTTAGGTAAAGCAACCATCGCTGCAAAACAAGCTGGTCGATACATAGGTAAAGGTGAAAAAGCTAGAAGATTTACACAAGGGTCATTAGGTGCAGGTTTGGCTGAAGGTATAGCAGTGGGTGACGTACAAGAAGCTGGAACTTTTGGTGATTTTTTAGGTGGACCCACAGAAATAGAAAGAGACGATGACAGCGCTGCTAACGAACTTATAAACAGATTAAAGTTTGGTATAGAGGGTGCCGCGTTTACTGGTGCGTTTGGTGCAGCTGGTAAATTAGTTGGTAAGATGAGAGAGGTGCGTGGATCGAATAAAGTGAAGCGTGGCTTTGATAAGAGTATAGATAAATTAGATAGTTGGTTTAGAGCTAATGGTTTATTAACTCAAGAAGGTTTTGATGTAAGAAATGTAATGCGAGGTAGAATAGCTAAAGACACTAACGTCGGTGATGTAGCTATGAGAGAAATTGATAAAATTACTGATAAGTTAGCTAGAAGTTATAGAAACGTAGCAGTAGATAAGGTGCCTTTTTTAGAGGCTAAAAGAACTATCGGTAAAGAATTAAATGACGTGTTGATGTCTGGCACAGCAAAGAATGGCAAACTAAAACCTATTTTTCAAACAACAGATGAAATTGCACTAGATGCAACAGGTAAAGAATTTAAAACAGGTAAACAATTATACGAAGTACAGATAGAGTCTATACCTTTAGCTAAAAAAGAAGCATTAAGAAAACTTTTAAAAAATACATACAAAGCAACCGACGAAGATATTACAAAACTTTTTGATCAGTTTGATGGTATTAGAGATACGTGGAGTGAGTTATTTACCATAATGGGTAGAAGACTTACACCTGAATCTTTAAAATCTTTTGAGAATATGATTCCTCAATACATTAACGATGTATTAGATAGAGGTTATGAATATGTAAAAGCAACAGGACGTAACCCAATACAATTAGCTGCTAACAATAGACCCTCACAAACGTTAATTAAAGAAGCAATAAAAGAATTTCAAGACATTGCTGCAGGTAAAGGTTTAACTCTTAATGATGATCTAGCAAAAGATATGGTGGATGAAGTATGGAAAGGTGCATATCTACCTGGAGGAATTACAATTGGTAAAACTACAGCACCAGGTCAAGTAAGATTTGCAGGTGCAGTTCCTGCTTTTATGAAAGACTCACTTGCTGCAACATTAGATAATAAATCTATATTAGATCCTAAATATAACAGACTTTATAATACAAATATTTCTGAATTAAGTGGTGTCTCTCAAGACGCAATAAAAAAATTATTAGGTAAAGCACGAAACCCTATGTCTACTATTGTAGATGGCACATCTAATTTATCTAGTGTGGTTAGAAGTCAACAATTTTTTGATGACTTAATTTTAAAAAACAACGAACTTAAAAAAAATTACGATGAGTGGATCGCTGGTGGTAGAGTAGGACCAGAGCCAAGAATACCTTTTTTATATAATAATACATCTGATGCAATGAGATACGCCGGTGGTACATCTGATGACTTTGCAGAAATTACATCAGCCAAAGGTGATGCTGCAAGAGAGATAGACAGATGGTTAGATCCTGCAGCTACAATAAAAAGCATAGATGCAGATGAAGTAGTTAGAACAAATGCTAAAGGCGAAATACTAGATTTATTAAATCCTTTACAAGGTAAGTTTGCATTAAAAGACTACGCACAATCATTTAAACAGACACAAGAATCGGCAAAAAGTTTACCAAGACAACTTTATAACAGTTTAATTTTATACCCTAAAGGTTTATCACAAATGTCTAAAACAATTCTTGCACCGTTTACACACGCAAGAAACTTTATCAGTGCTACAGCTTTTGCTGCAGCCAATGGTCATCTACCTTTTGGTAATATAAAAGATGTTAAGGCAGCGTTTAATGCACTACAGGCTAAAGGATTTAGAAGAGACAATCCTTTCTATCAAGAACTTTTAGAGCTTGGTGTTGTAAACTCTAACGTACAAATGAAACAGATAGCTGACCTTTTAGAGGATGTAGACTTTGGTAAAACATTAAACAAACTAGATAGTGACTATGGTTTAGGTAGATTTTTAAAAGGACTTAGAAAAATAAAAAGGGGTGCGGAAGATTATTATACAGCAGAGGATGACTTCTGGAAAATATTTACATACTTAGGTGAAAAATCTAAATTAGACAAAGCTTATAGAAATGCAGGTCTAAGACCAGGTCAAGAATTTATAGATATGAATGGTGCTAAACAAATATTTGATGATCAATATCTAAAAAGAGCAGCAGCAGATTTGGTTAAGAACAACGTACCTAACTACGCGTTTGTATCAGACTTTATTAAAGGTTTAAGACAATTACCTGTTGGAAACTTCGTAGCCTTTCCAGCAGAGATTATTAGAACAAGTTCTAATATTGTAGAAACTGCACTAAAAGAAATAAATTATTCTACAGTTGTTAATGGCAAAACTGTGAACCCATTAAGAACTAGAGGGCTTCAAAGATTAACTGGTATGGCTTTAACTACAGCAGCATTACCACTGGGCACAGTTGCAGTAGCACAGGCTGTATATGATATTGCAGATGAAGAGATTGATGCAATGAGAAGATATGTTGCTGATTGGTCTAAAAATTCTGTACTTGTGCCATTTAAAGATGAAAATGGTAAATTATCTTACATAGATTTCTCACACTTGAATGCATACGACACAGTTACAAGACCAATACAAACTGTGTTAAACGCAGTTAACCAAGGTCGAGCAGATGAAGATGGATTAATAGATGATTTTGTTTTAGGTATGATCGAGTCTACAAAAGAATTAGGCTCACCATTTATATCAGAGTCTATTTGGACAGAAGGATTAGCAGATATTATTGTTAGAAGAGGTAGAACTCAAGACAACAGACAATTATGGAATCAACAAGATGCAATAGGAGATAAGATATCTAAATCTATAAGTCACCTTGTAGATACACAAATGCCATTAAACTGGAAACAATTAACAAGATTAGGTTTAGCCATTAGACCTATAAATGACAAAGGTAGGTTTGACGAACGTGGTAATCAATACGAGTTTGGTAATGAGTTGGCTGGTATTGCAGGACTACGAAGAGTAGAAGTAAATCCAGAAAAATCTTTTAATTATAAAATTACTGACTACAAAAAAGGAGTTAGGGATTCTAGAAATTTATTTACAGCAGCTACATTGAAAGGTGGAATTGTTACTCCAGA